ACTATGAGTGGGCATTTTGCTACGCTCATGCTTTGTCTATAGAACAAGCATACAGAACTGGAGGTTCGCACAAGTCTTTTGAGGTAATTAGAAATCTGCCTGAGTTGATACACATGAAAGATGTAGGGGAAACCCCTTTCAAGTTAGCAATGACAGACAACATGCCCAGAGGCTTAGTAGACACTGACCACCCTGTGTGGTCTTACAGAAACTTTTATATGCTAGACAAAGCATCCATTAGTAGTTGGAAAGGTAGAGAGAAGCCGCCTTGGTGGAACGAAGATCTAGCCGACTATGATAAACGGATTTCAGGACAATAACATGACAGTACGACTTATATCATCATCACACGATAATCTGATTGAAGAAATCGCTATGATGGCTAGGGTATCTAATCCTAGTAACCAAAACAATAGTAAAACTTCTGAGAAGTTAGTAAAGTATCTAATCAAACATAAGCACTGGAGCCCATTTGAAATGGTATCTCTTACGCTAGAGATTGATACTACTCGTGACATAGCACATCAGATAGTGCGTCACCGTAGCTTTGCTTTTCAAGAGTTTAGCCAACGCTACGCCGACCCTGCGGCGATGGGCTTTCCATTTGAATTACGACAAACTCGTATGCAAGATGAAAAGAATCGCCAGAACAGTGTAGAAACGGAAGACGAAAGCCTGCATCACATGTGGGTGCAACAACAGAAGCGTGTTATTGATGTTGCCGACGGAGTATATAAGTGGGCAATTGGAGTAGGTATTGCAAAAGAGCAAGCTCGGGCAGTACTTCCTGAAGGGCTTACTAAAAGTAGACTTTATATGGCGGGAACGCTACGCTCATGGATACATTATGTTGATGTGCGTACAACCCCAGGAACTCAGAAAGAACATCTAGAAATTGCTCGCCAATGTGGGCATATTATCGAGCCTTTCTTTCCGATGATGAAGGAGTTTATACATGACTGATAGATATATTAACGAGGCTCCTAGTGGAGAAATGCCTAAAATGCGTCCAGCCAATGCGCTAGACAAGCAAGAAGGCGGCTCTCACTATGACTTGCCTATACAACCTCTTGAGTATATTCATGCAAACAAGCTAGGATATATTGAAGGTAATATTATTAAGTATGCAACTCGACATCGAAACAAGAACGGTGTAGAAGATATAAAAAAGATTATACACTATTGCGAATTATTATTGGAGCTAGAATATGCGGAAGAATGTAAAAAAGAAGGATCACGAGAATCTATCGGCGAAGAACATAGAGAAAGTGAAAGAGCTCCTCAATCCTGGCTCCGCTAGTGATAAGCCTATAACTAAGAAAGAGGCGTGCGCTATTCTAAATATCTCGTACAACACAACACGCCTACAAAAGATCATTGAAGAGTATGATGAAAGAAAGGACTATACTAAAAAACGTAAAGCAGGTCTGCGAGGTCGTCCGGCGAGTGCTGGCGAAATCTCTGAGGCATGTTCTAGCTTCCTCGGAGGAGATACTGTTTCAGATATCTCAAAGCGGCTCTTCAGAAGTCCATCCTTTGTACGATCTATTCTCGAAAGAGTTGGCGTCCCGTCAAGACCGAGCAACAAAGAAGAAAGATTAACGCCACATTATTTTCCAGATGAGTGTGTATCTGAAAGTTTTCAGGTTGGAGAAGTAGTATGGTCTGCAAAATATCATGCCCCTGCAGTTGTAGATAAAAAACACGAAAACCCTACATACTTAGAGAAGTATGGTAGTGAAGCGTATCAAATTTATATATTTGAAAAAGAGGCTGAAGAACTAGACTTTGTATCTACCGCAGGTAAAGGAGGCTTTTATGCCTCTAGCTGCGCCCATGATTTGGGCAAGCTCAATCATCTAGCAAAACTAGGTATTGATTTAAATAAGCAATTATGATAGAAAATATGATAAAAGCACTAAAAGTAGGTAGGGTAACTATTACTTTTAAAAGTCTAACGTCAGGTAGAAAAATAACCGACGATTATACTCTGCAAGGGGTAAATTTACCTCAAAATTCAAAAAGCGATAAGTTAATAGTACTTCATTGTGCTTCTAACACTTACGAAGATATAGAAAAAAGGACGATAGAAGAATGGATAAGGAAATAAAAATGTGGAGCCACTTTTGTGCCCCTAAAGAAACTGTAATAGCTACAGAAGTAGGATCACCCTGTAATTGGTGCGATGTTACAGAAAACGTAGAAAAAGTATATCAAGGACTTTACTGGGCTTATCCTTTAAAGCAGTATTTAAGATGGCCCCAGTATATGGAATATTATTACTGGCGTAACAAAAAAAGTTCTTGACTTTAAGGTTAATTTCACATATAATATGTTTTTATAAAGTGATGGAAGCAAATGGGCGACCGATTTTATCAGCAACAACTAGAACGAACAGGTTTTGCACCTGGACTTAAAAACACTAACAGAAGGAAAAGAAACATGGCTTGGGACGACGATAAAAAAGCACAGGCAGTAGCAATGTACGAAGAAGCACAACCAACTCCAGAAACCAGTATGGAAATTGTGAAAGATATTGCAGAAGAACTAGACGAGTCACCTAACGGTGTTCGTATGATCTTAACAAAAGCTGGCGTTTATGTTAAGAAAACCCCCGCTGCTAAGTCTAGTGGCGGTACAACTGGAGGCAGCACTCGTGTCTCTAAAGCAGCAGCTCAAGAAGCTCTTACTGCTGCTTTAAGTGATGCAGGTCAATCTGTTGACGAAGAGATTATCTCTAAGTTGACTGGTAAAGCCGCACAATACTTTACTTCAATCATTACAACAATAAACGAAGTGTAAAGTACCTTAAAGTCCCGCCACGCCTCTTAACAATGCGTAACCTTGGCGGGCATTTTTTAAAAACGGTTATAAGCCTTTAGCCTTCCGCTCTCCAAATATATAGTACAGCAAAAGATTTTGCTAACCTAATAAAAGGAGATTTTGTGAAAAAAGAGGAACTAGCATCGTTAGTAACTGAGTATGGTGATGCTATAATCACCTATCGCAGTGAAAATTCCAAAAAACTAAAGTATAATGTTTGTACTTTAGACTTTACCACCCCTTATGTAGCGGGCAAGAAAAATAGGGCAAAAGAATCTGACAGGACTCTTTTGCTCTTTTGTTGGGACACAGATTCATATCGACTTCTCAAACCCGAAAACGTAACAAGTGTGGTGCCTCTCTCGTCTATTCTTAGAAACGAGGTATGATATGCAATTATATGAAGCACCAGCTCTATATGAAAAAATCATACATTATAATGAGGATAAAGAGATACAAGTAAGACTTACTATTAATACCTTTAGAGGTATAGAGTACTTACATGTCAGAAAGTATTATCTAGACTTTACCGAAGAATGGCGGCCCTCTCCTGAGGGTGTAGCTATGGAATTGGATTTTAACAATTCTCGGCAGCTTTTTTCAGGTTTGTTAGAAATACTATCGTTGGCAGAATCAAAAGACATCATAGAAGAACATTTTAAAGATTATATAGACGAAATCTATAAATAGTTCTTGACTTTTGCTGGTTCTGTCTGTATAATGTACATATTCCAGTGAGAGTTTTTATGAAAAAATTTTTAGATAAAGCAAGCAAACATTATTATCAAGGTACACCTCTTATTTCTGATGAAGAGTTTGACTCTCTTGCATCGAAATACGACTATAACTCTGTAGGCTACACTGTGACAGATGGGATACCACACCTTTATAAAATGTACTCTTTACAGAAAGTATTTTCAGAACTAGAATTACCTTTGAATTTGCAAGATTATGTATGCACTCCTAAACTTGATGGAGCTGCAGTATCTATTCTATATGTTAATGGGTTACTAGCTTTGAGCCTTACAAGAGGTGACGGAAATGTTGGACGGGATATAACTGATAAAATGAAAGTTTTAGTCCCTAACGAAATTTCTGTAAAAGAAAGTATTCAAATTACTGGAGAGGTAGTTGCTTCTAAAGATATTCCTAATGCTAGGAACTATGCTTCAGGTGCTCTAAATCTCAAAGATATAGAAGAGTTCAAACAGCGAAGTATAACTTTTGTAGGTTACGATATTAACTATACAGTTAAACAGGAAGGACGCTTTTACAAAGAACATACGCTAAAAGCTCTTAGAGACTTTGGTATGTCTGAGGTCAGTACGTTTGATATAAGTAACTATCCTACGGACGGTACTGTATATAGGTTGAATAGTCGAGACAAGTTTGATAGAATGGGCTATACAGCACACCACCCTAGAGGCTCTGTTGCTCTAAAAGAACAGAAAGAGGGTCAGACCACCACGCTATTAGATGTAGTATGGCAGGTAGGCAAGAGCGGTGTAGTAAGCCCTGTAGCTATTTTAGATCCTGTGGATATAGAAGGAGCTATTGTATCTCGAGCCACTTTACATAATATAGATTACATACGTAGTCTTGATCTTAAAATAGGCTGTAACGTAGAGGTCATTCGTAGTGGTGAGATCATACCTCGAATTTTACGACGTGTAGATTAAGTGCACCTATTAAAAAATAGTTCTTGACAGAAACCTTAAAATCTCGTATAATATACTTTCAATTTCACGGAGAATACTTTAGTGCAAACTATTCAAGCCCCCACCAACTGCCCTAGCTGCGGTTCGTTACTTGAGTGGTCAAATGATCTTCTTTACTGTAGAAGTAACTCATGTGTCTCTCAAAAGCAAAAGAAAATTGAACACTTTGCCAAAACCCTTAAAATAAAAGGATTAGGCCCTAGTGCTATCAATAAACTTGGCTTGACGGATATCGATGAGATCTACTCCCTTACAGAAGAAGATATTTCTGAAGGATTGTCCTCTGAGAAGTTGGCTAAAAAGTTATATGCAGAAATTAAAAATTCGGAAGCCGCACCTTTTAACACGGTTTTAGCTGCATTCAGCATACCTTTAATCGGAAAAACTGCTAGTGATAAACTCTCTAAAATAATTACTGATATTACTGAAATAAATGAGAGTAATTGTAAAGCAGCGGGACTAGGTCCAAAGGCAACTGAAAACTTATTAAAGTGGTTACATAAAGATTTCTATAGTTTTTATGATGGCTGCTTACCTTTTGATTTCAAGTTTGAAAAAGCCTCTCTTGTAGAGACACTAGGTACAGTTTGTATTAGTGGTAAACTTAAGAGTTATAAAACTAAAGCATTGGCTACTGCTGCCTTGTTGGATAAAGGATATATTGTAAAATCAAGCTTGACCAAAGACGTTACGATACTAGTAAATGAAAGCGGTGTAGAGTCCGCTAAAACAAATC